CTCTAAATTCATCATCCCCTATTATGTTTAAATCATAAAGAGTATTTACATCTTTCCAGTAATTTTCTATATTTAGCATTATTTATATATTATTTCTTTTGCTCCAGTATCTGGTATTTTAGTTCCGATAATCACACATGAGCTAAAGACTGATGTGATTACTTTGATTGACCAATTACAATTTTTTCTAGATTTATATTGATCGTCAAAGAAAACACATCAGTCTTTAGCTCATGTGTAGTTCATACAAATATAGTATCCCAGTACTCGAATCGATATCGAGAGAATCCCCCGAAATGGGTAATCTATTATGAAGTACGGATCAGTCTTTAGCTGATCTGTACTTCATTGATCTACATTTTTTTAGATCACTTGTAGGCTCGGTGGGACTCGAACCCACATGTGACCATTACCCTTTCTACACTGTATAAGAGTGAGGAGATACGAGCCTGTTTTTTGAGCGATAGGTGGGACTCGAACCCACAGCCCCCAACTTGGAAGGATGGTGATCTACCGTTGATCTACTATCGCTTTCATTTTTAACAAAGATAGATATTTTAAACCTAAAATTGAAAATTACATTTTCAATTTTAGGTTTAAAATACAAAAAATCTGTAGTTCCCATGGGATTCGAACCCATATTATCGGTTTAGAAGACCAATGTCCTATCCGGTTGAACGAGAGAACTTTTTTTTGTCACATCAAATATACGATCCATTTCAATTAAATCAATACATTTTTAGGATGATAATTCAGTTATTTTTTCGAAGGGTTAGTACCAATGTCCTTCTTGAAAACATGTGGAACGTCATTGCCTCGTTTAAAATATGTATTTTTTTACGTCAGAAAACCTATAATCTATGGACTTATTATAAGATGATTCATCGATATAGTTTGTATTATTAGACAGATATACTCCATGGCAAAATATCTGAGGTGTGAAGGCGTAGGATTTATTTCTGGGCTGTATAGATGAGACGAAATATCGATCTATCTCCATGGGAAATTTGTCTCTATAGAGGTTAATAGTCTCAATCATGAGGGATTCACTAGGTGAGTATGCATAGAGTCCCCATAGATTTTTAGATAAAAAGACTTCTTTAGTTAAAAATCTATCATTTATTATGTTATAGTCCCAAAAAAGACAATCATCGGTTAGAGGTATCCAGCCCAAATATAGAATATCATAATCTTTATCTTTTATGAACTCATGGAAGGTCGAAAATAATTTTATCGCATCTTCATGTGGACAAACATCATCTTCTAGAATAAGGATTCTTTTGAATCCCCTCGATAGGGCATCGTTATAAATACATAGATGGGATATGTTACAGGCCAGATAATTCGCATTTTCGAAAAATGGATTTTTTAATTCTTTCCATATTTTGTTCATCGTGTATCCATCACACGCATCGAAAAATTCAAAATCGATATTGAGTCTATTGAATTTTTTTTCTATCGATCGCCTTCTTTCCACATCTCTTTTTAAAGAGAGAACATATATTTTTTCGAAAAAGTCCATATTCAAATTCAATGAAAATGAAGGATAGTTGAATCAACTATCCTTCATTGGATTGCATCATTTCGCATTATCTAAAATATCCCTTTCCTTTTTAGTTAAGGAATCTATGCCATGCTCATTTATCTTATCCAATATAGAATCAATGTTAGATTCGGTTTTGTCAGTAGTCAAGGCAAAATCAGATTTTTTGACTTTTTTATATGAAATACTTTTCATCTCCCTTAGACCGGAAATGTAATCTTCATTTATGAGAATATTTTTTCTACCGTTTTCCCTATCTATCCAATAGACCAAATCTAGACTAGAAGCATCTAACCAAATCTTTTGTATACCATTCTTTTTCATTTGCCATAGTTCATCTGCATCCATGTTCGTAAATTCCATATTTTCGATCATCTCATCTATCTCAGTTAGAGATCGAAGAGATGTTAAATGTATACAAATTAAGTTTGTGTAGTCAAACATTTTTTTAATTGAGGATTAAGGTGAGTTGGGGAGATTTTCTGTCCTTTCGGACTTGATACAAAGATAACAGATCTTCTCAATAGATACAAACTTTGTTTACATTTTGCATTTTCGAAAGTGGAAAATTCTCATTTTGAATGTGATTATTTTTTCAATAACCATAGTACAATCCATATGTACCATCTGTTTCTCTCAATTCGAAGACATCGTCAGTTGAATCAAGATAATCTGGATCGTTTGACAATAAACCACTTCCATCTGATTTTATCTGCACATAAGGCAATGTATCTAAGAATGGATACTCATCAAAAGAAGCGTATTTTAATTTAACTGAAATGGGATATGTTAACGAAGTTCCATTTTTAATTCTAGCAAATTTTTCTGATATTGAATCTTGGTATTTTTTATAGGACCATCCATTATGTATGGCAAAGTTTTTAAACAATTCCACATCAGAATCTTTATTGTAGTAGATTCTATCCATGAACATATCACCATTTTCCAATTTCCAAAGAAGAGCTCTACCGTCTATTTTTGTACCCGTTAATTTCCCATCTTTAAAGACAACACTTTTTGGTGAATACAAGATAACCAATTGACAAACATCTGAATTATCACAATATATACCAAAATATTTCCCACACTCTTCATAGGACATACACGAATCATTGAGAACCGTTGATTTATTTTTATCCTCATAGTTTTCCCGATAGTACCATTTTTGGATATGATATCCCCGAACTATATCAAATCTCGAAAAAGCACTATGGTAGATGTCCCAAGCGGCCTTATATCCATTCACAAATTTTTCCAATTCAGAAGATGTGAACTCCATTCCGGATTTAGTCAAAATCCCATTCACAAGTCTTCCTACTTTACCATAGTCTGATCGTTTGGAATATAAATGTGAATCACCAGTGTATTTAGTTAGATAATTTTTGAACATACAACATGTTTCGATATTCCCATCTGGGCTCTTAAATTCGAAAAGAACATAAGTATGTCCACTTTCAGTATCGGCAAATTGGGATTTTACTATCCCCAATTGTCCGACCCTTGGTGGAGAGGGATTTTCTAGAGGGGGACTTTTTGGACTAAAGCCAAGTCCGTCAAAAATTTTCTTATAAATATACTCACCATTTGGATATTTTAAGTAATTTAAAACATATGGAACTGTCCTGACTTTATACAACTCGGTTTTAGCAATCTCTCTAGATTTCTCATCGGCTATGAAAGAAATTTTATCATTTTCATCTCGTGATATCTCTAAATAGTTATAGACAAGATTTGGTATCTCAGTATTTAAAAACGATAAATCCATCAAATAATTTCTTATCCGATCGTCTTTAGACATTATTCTAAGAATTGCGCCAAAATCATCCGAATATTTCAAGGTACCTTCATTCATCGGCAAAGAAAACACAGAAGTCTTTAGCTTCTGTGATGAATTTGAACTTAAATAATTTAACATAGGACATACAAAATAATTTACGATATTTTAAAAACAAAGTTTAGAAATGTAATGTATATATTGTATAATGAGTATCCGCTCAGACTTCTGTGAAGAAGCATACTCTGTGAAGTCCGAAACACATCAGTCTTTAGCTGATGTGTAGTTCATCGACCAATTTTGATAATTTTTTAATTGCTGGCACCAAAGAAAAGCAATGATATGATTCACAATCGAATGTCATTGAATCATCGATCAGAATCGATTTTTTCGAATCTACTCTTTGTTTGGTTTATGAGAATTATCCTACCATTTCGGATCTGACTTTTGATGGTAGATAAGTTTCTATTCAACTCCAGGGATATGTCCCTATAAGACATCTTTTTTATCTCCCTCATTTCTATGACACTCTTATAGGGATCTTTGAGGGATTGTATTTGATCCATCATTATTTGAGCTTTCTTTTGGATCACATCTTGTAAGGTAATATCTACTGGATCATCTTCCTTTATAAAATCTTTTAAGCTAGATCCATCTTCATCATATTCAACATCTAAAGAAATAGTTTTTTTGGAAACCTTTATATCTTGTAAGAGAATGTTTCGAGCTATGGTAAAGAGCCAAGTAGAGAACTGTGACTTATCCTTATCATATTTGTCTATTTTCTCGAAAGCAGTCATGAAGGAATCAGTGGTGATGTCTTGAGCTTTTTGAACATCCCCACACATCTTGGATGTGTAGTAAATCAGTTTTGGGTAATACTTTTTATAAAAAAAAGTAAAGTCATTTCCCGTTCTTTCCTTAAAATAGAGTTCATGTTCAGTAAAGGTCTTGCCTTCTGGTAATTTGATCATTTTTGAAAAATTTAGTTTATTTGTAAAAACTTTAACAAAGATAAAGCATAGAGATATGTATCAAGCAATGGATAAGAAAAAATTAAACATATTAACTAGGTGTACAAGACTTCAAAATCTCTTAGAAGTACGTCAGAGCATATTCAATCATCTAGAAAAAAGTCCCCACTCAAAATGCATAGATTTGTATTGGTATATATTATTTGACACCTCATTCTTATCACAAATCCCAACCGATATTCTAAACTTTTCCAAAGATAAGAGAATAAAATTTAGATTTTCTAAGGGCCAACCACAAGATCTTGGACATAATTTAATCAACGAATGCATCAATGATGACATAGAATCAGGATGGGTTTATGTCCTAGATGATGATACGGTGATGCATCAAGATTTCATAGATAGTATCTATGAGGCCATATCAAACAATAAAGATATAGGCGGAATCTTTTTCCATCAAAAAGTGGATGGGAAAGATTTCACCAAAAAAGATATACGATATGCCACCCCGGATTCTGTCAAGGTATCGAAAATAGATTTTGGTCAATTTATTCTGAAAAGAGAAATAATATCTGATACTAAATTGGTCAGTGGTACCTATGTTGCAGATGGTATTTTCATAGAAGAAATCTACAATAAAAATGATAAAAGTCAATTTTTATTTTTAGATAAGATCCTTTCCTACTACAATTTCTTATCTGATAATAAAAATGAGTCTGACTTTTTTTTACCTAGAATTCTAATAGTTGGTGATAATATACCAAAAACGTTAACTAGTCAATATTTATCTGATTGGGAGTCGACTGATCTAAAATGTTTACACATATGTGATGATAAAAATATTGAAATTTTGTTATCCGAATTTAATCCAGATTCGATCGTGACTTCTGTTGAAAATTTTGACATATATGAAAACTTAAATTCTCTTCCATATGAAATTAGAAGAAGATGGATAAACATAGATCCAAATCATACAGATGCTCACATAGGACAACAATCTTATTCATGTTCAAAGAACTTTATTCTAAACCCGCCCGATCACACATCGGGGAATAAAACTAACCCCTTGGTTAGTTTTTTTACTCCTTTTTATAATACTGGAAAAAAATTAAAGAAAGCATATGAATCTCTAAAAAATCAAACATATTCAAATTGGGAATGGGTCTTAGTCAATGACTCAGATGAGGAGTCTAATGAAACTCTCAATATAGCAAATGATATGTCTAAGAATGATCCTAGAGTAAAAGTTTTTGACATATATCCAAGAACAAAGGGTATAATAGGTGAATCCAAATATAGAAGTGCTTGTTTGTGTAGTGGGGCATATTTGGCCGAGCTCGACCATGATGATTATCTTCTGCCCGATGCATGTTTGTACATAGTCAAGGCCTTCGATAAATACAAAGAATGCAAATTTGTGTATTCGGACTGCGCCGAGATATACGATAATAATGAATCATTAACATATGGGAATGGGTTCGCATTTGGATATGGGAAATATAGAGATGAAGAACATAGAGGCATTGTATACAAAACTTGCATAACTCCTAATATAAATCCAAAGACGATACGACACATTGTTGGTGTGCCAAACCATATACGAGTATGGGAAAGGGAATTCTATCACTCCATAGGGGGACATAACAGAAGACTTTCCATTGCCGATGATTATGAAATAATTGTAAGGACGTTCCTGAATACAAAAATGCTCCATATACCAAAATTATTATATTTGCAGTTTTACCACTCTTCAAACACTCAAGATAAAAGAAGATCAGATATACAAAGAAGAGTCCGCACAATCTCTGATTTCTACTGCATGGATATAAATAAGAGATTTAAAGATCTGGGCCTAAAGGACTGGGCGTATGACGAGAATAATTTAAATCCCCTATTGAGTTGTAGTGTATTTGGACCTGAGGAGCAAGTAGCAAATCTTACTTACGGTATCTAAAATCCATTATTGTGGATTTTCGTTTTCTTGGGACTGAGTTGGTTCTTGGGATACTGATTTTTTTGTCGATAATTCAGCAGAAATCTCTTCATCAGAGAGGCTCAGATCTCTTCTAACTAGCTCTACTTTTTGTTTAAATTTACCTGATATGAAGGTGAAGGATATATCACAAATAATCCACTCACCTGTTAGTCTTGGATTGAACAGGGAATATCCAGGTGAAGATTTGTTATTGGAAACGATCAAATATATCTTTTTGAATTTATATAAATTATAATTCGGAGTTGGTAAAAGGCATATAATAGATATTTTATCTAATTCATTGTAGTTTATTTTATTCTGAACCTTAGCATAAGAATAGTTCACATGACAATTATCGGTGTCTATGTATCCATCATACTCATAGTTCACATTTTTCTTAAAAAATGAATCATCTCGGGGAGCCCCACGAAGAGATATTTTTTTATCTGATTCAGAAGTGAGAGCATCGACATCGAATTCGAGAAACTCTTTCGATAACTCATTATAAAATTTCAATCTAGTTAAATATCCCCTTTTCAAGGAGTTTCTAGTTGAGTTATTTATGAGTTTATATTCCTCGAAGTAAATATTGCTCTGCTTTAGAGAAAAATCATTAGTTAAATAGTCAGAACCAACAGTATCGGGGTTTTTAGAATTTTTTATCAGTTCTTCTATTCCAGTATTGGAAATATTGATATCTTTGGAAACATCCCTCCTGTATTCCTTCTCTATATCAATCATGTTCAAATTATAGTAGTAATCGATATATTGAGTTAAGAACGTCTCATCAGACTTATAGGAGGATTCTATGGAATCATTTATGAACTCATAGACCCTTCTTCCGGTATTTATCCATGTCATCTTATCGTTGGTGTTATCGATATTTGTATTGAACCCCAGACCACATTCTTTGGCTACTTTTTGATATAACTCAAAACTGGTCATGTCTTTATAAGATTGAAATTTTCTCAAGTATAGATCATTAATGTCTATAACTCCGAATATTTCGTAATTTGTCCCATTTTTATCGAAATCCACTATCTTAAAATCCATATGTATGGGTTTTAAAAATTTAGTTCTGGGATTTAAGAATATAGATATAGTACTATCATCAAGAGGCATCCCATCTTTGCCAATTTTACCAAGAGTGTCACCGAAAGCAACGGATAAAGATGGTAAATTCTGCTTAAAAGATAATTCGAGGGACTTTATATCAGTATACTCTATTTGGTAGGAATTATAGTACAGGACAGGTAGATTACCAAAACTTTCTTTATATTCTTCTTGATAGGACTGAGAATTATTTAGGTCTATTCTTATAGATTTTGGTTTTTTAGTATTCTCAAAAATGTTAGTTATGAATTTAATTGGTTGATCGTCGGGAGCCTTTTCGTTTTCTGAACTTGGACTCTGATTTGACGTATCAGATGATTCCAAATTCTGTTCCTCTACAGCAGTGGGCGCTGTGGGCTGATCAATCAATGTTTGATCGGTGGGAATCGAAAAGGGATCGGATTCTAAATTAGTTACATCTGTTGTTATTGACATGAAGCCATATATATCATATTCACCCAATCAGACTGAATGATAGGCAATGATTGAGCAAAAAAAAACAGTGAGAAATCATCTCACTGTTTTTTTAAATTTTTAATTTTTACCGGAATTAATCCTTCGGATATTGATCATATGTTCCCTAAATTCAGAAAAAAACTTTTTGGTTTTGGGATCACTTGGATCAGTGTGTTCACTATCGATTAAATAGAGTAGATAAGATGTCTTCTCATCATCACCGATCCTATTTAGGAACTTAATCAGATTCGAAATCTGAGATTGTTTTAGATCCTTTAACTTATAGACCTTTAATGAGTTTATAAGTTCGGAATTCTTGTCCCTATTGAACTTATCCAAATCTGATTCAATATCATCGAATCTGTCTAAGATATCTTTTGCAGTTATGTTAATTAAGTCATTGCAATATTTAATGAACCTAACGGAAGAATTCCCAACATAACTAAAGGCAGACTCGACTATGTGCGGTAAAAGATCTGAAACGGTTGAGTCTCTACCAAAATTGGTAATAAGGTAGTCACTGAAGAATGTCCAAGATCGAGGTGTAGCAAATGCCTTCGTGTTGGAACCGGCTTCTTTATATAAAAGCTCAGGATATGACTCTATGTAAGATACAATTAGACTATGGATATTATCCTTAGCATAATTATTGATCCACTCTTTATGACTGAGAGTATGGTCAACGTGTATGAGTCTGTTGTTGAGAGCACTGTCGAACTCTTCAACATCACATCCATCTTCCTCTCCTAAATTACCTGAGCTCATCATGAGAACCCCTTCATTGAATTTGAAGTCGATTCCAATCTGACGCTCAAGTAATATTTGGAGAGCTGCGTTTCTGACATTTTGAGTAGCTCGATTGATCTCCTCAAAATGTATGATGGTTGGTACTTTATTGGCCTCAACTGCCCACCTTGGTACAATAAAGTCCAAACATTTTACACCATCTATAGTGTCGACACTAGGATAGAGACCAACGTCAGTTTCATCAACCATTGAAAGTCGTATATCCATGTGTCTATATCCCATCTTCTTGGCTATACTTTTAGATATGGCCGACTTCGCAATACCTGGCTTAGAGGTTATATAAAGTACGCCAGATTTGGGATACATCATCATAAAATACTTACGCTCTCTATCCGTAAGGGTTTTAAGACGATGTTTCAAATCGTCTTTTAGAGAAGTAGACGATTTTATTTCAGTGAAATTGAGCATAGGTTGTTATGATATATGAGAGTTTTTTTTACAAATTTAGATTTTCATTCGGAAAATTCCAAATATTTACTAACTTTTTTTATTATTTTTTGGGAATCCATCCGATCCCAGATATCAATAACTTCTTTTGCCTACTCGGATTCTCTACCAGTCCATCCATACAAAACAGACCCCCTGTACATGCCATCTGGCATGATCGAGTTATCCTATACAGCCACTTGGATGAAGAATGAATTAAGTTTGGAATTGGCTTTTTTTCTATGTTCATCTTTGTTGCGTATTTGGATATCTTGGCCATTTTCTTTTTTTAGGGACAAAAAAATACTCTAACTTAAGAATTTTCATCAAAATTAGAGTATTCGGGTATTAAAAAATGTTTACCGAGAACATTTAAGAAGTTTTTTTAAAAAATCATATTTATAAGTAACACTACTTACCGCTTCGGTAAACATACGTCAGAGGTAAAGATTTTTGTATAATTATCTAGATTGGTAGATCATTAACTTAGATTATAGTTGGATTGGCGATCTATGTTTAGAAAAAATTTGATTTTTTTTCAATAATCATCATCGTAGATCAAATATGAGTCCTGATCATCCTCATCCCCATCCTCATCATATTCATTATATGGATCATAATCAGGATATTCTAAAAGATCATATTGATCAAAGAAATACAATACTTCTTTACTCTGCCTATCAGAGAGACCGATATCTCTTATTTCTATGATATCATTAGAAATTAGCTTGTAGATAATGAGATCATTACTCTGCAAATCATCTAGGTAATCAAAAACTTTCTCTCTATGGTAGCACTCCTCTAGGCTATAATAATCACAAATCATGGAAGATATCTAATTTAAATATTTGTTCTTTTTAATCTTTTACGTACTAAATTTTCTGACATGGTCGGTATTTTATCAACACTTTGCCATTTTTCTCCGATCTTAAGTGTGGTGTCATCTTTTATGATAACGGAAAAATAATCGATGTCACCACACCTAAAAACTGATATACCATCATTTATTTTTATTGGCTCAATAAGTTTAAAAAAATCGAAAGAAAAATCTTTAAGACCTTTCAAGAACTCAAAAGATTCACCACCTTTGTAGTACTCAATCCTTAATTTGGGCAAAAGAAGACTTAGGTTCATCACTTCGTTTTTTCTTACACCATAAACATCCCTATTCTTAAATCCTAACGTTATGTGGAAATCTTTCTCATTAAGTTTCATAAAAGTTCTTACATTATCCAACTTCCGTGACTCACAAACAATGTAGTAGGCAATATTTCCAAATTTTTCAGCCCGACCAATCCCTTTGAATACTAAATCATCTATTTTGAAATTGAGTACTGACTCCAAATCGGATGAAAATTTCGAGACATCAACCCTATCCATCATCTCTTTATATTCAGTCGGTAGAGCAACTGTTAAGTGGTATTTATCTGAATCTCTTCTTTTTTGATTATTCACATATGTATCATATTCGACATCTAAATAAAGCTTAAGATATTCCAAATAAGGTGAAATCTCCTTTTCCTCTATATCTATACCCAAATAACAACTCCCAAATGAGTCTTTTATTATTTCAATTGATTTGACCATTCCTATATATATCATTTTGGGGAAACTTGATTCACTTTTACAACTAAAACGATAAGACTAAAGATGAAAAAATTACTATTATCTGAAAGATGGCGACCCAAAACTATGGAAGATATAATTCTTTTACCAAGGATTCGAAAAATATTCGAAAATGGATCAAATGATAATGTCATTCTGTATGGAAGTTTTGGGTGTGGTAAGACTACATTGTCCAGAATATTAATCGGCAAATATTCCAAGAACAAACCTTATATAGAGTTAAATAGTTCGTTTTATACATCCATAGACACTCTTAGAAGTAAAATAGATGAATTCTGCTCCATGGTCTATATCGGAGTCGATCTCGATATTGAAATCGATAAGGATGCTATTAAATACGTCTTCCTAGATGAATTTGAGAGAACATCAGTCCAATATCAAGATGCCTTGAAGGCATATATCGAGGAGTATTCATCTAAGAATGTTAGATTTATTTTGGCAACAAATCACATATCAAAGATATCTCAGGGGATAAGATCTAGAATGTTGGAGATAAATTTTGATTGCCTAGATAAGACAGAAGAGAAATTTTTGAAAAAATCCTTCTACAAAAGAATAAAAGATGTCATATGTCAGAAAGAGGGAATAGATATACCCAAAGAAGATATCGTTCATATAATTCAATCAAAGTTCCCCGATTTCAGATCGACCTTAATACAATTAGACTCCTTCAATATAACTGGATCAATTGAGGATACTACAGATTCATTGAGTGAGTCCTTAAAAAAAGAAACATTTGAATTAATTACCTCAGATTCCGACTATGGTCAGGTATATAATTTCATAACAAGTAAATATGGTCAAGATGGTATTGAAAACCTAATCTCCAATTTAGGTAGGCCATTTATGCAGTATCTATTATTGAACCATTCTTCGATCCCAACTAATAATCTGTTCGAAATAAATTATGAGGTATGTAATCACAATAGATTATTAGAGAATTCCACAGATCCCATAATAGTGGGTATGTCTTTAATTGGTAAGATTAAGGAAAAAATCATCAAATGATGGATGGGTGATGATCATCTAGAGATATATACATTACTCTCGATAGGTTTCGTTTGCAAGATTAATGCACTGGGACCCATGAATTACACATAAGTTTTTAGCTGATGTGTAATTCATCATCACCCCTACCCCATAATTCTACAATGGCTTTTGATTTTACTGATTTCTATATTCTATACGAAGGGTACCCAAAATATAATTCTTCCTCCTTAATAGAGGACGATCTAATTCGGGTAATTGTACAAAAATATCAAATGATATTGATGACAAACAAGGGCGAGGTAATGGGTGATCCAGATTTTGGAGCAAATCTCGAAGAGATTTTAAATGAAACAAATGTTTCTCAATACTACGTCAAGGAGATAATAGATAATCAAATATCTACTTATATACCAGAGATCTTGGGAACTTCCTACGATCTAAATGTGTATTTTGCTCAAGATCCAGAAAATTATAGGGACATCATGTTTGTAAACCTAAAGATATCTGAATATAATATAGTTACTCAAATCTAGATTTTTCTATCAATTGGGCAATGGGACGCAGAATAAATGTATAAGTAGTTTTTCTTTACGATAACACCTAAACTCTTAGCTGATATCTCAACATCTGCAAGGCATTCCGACATACTACCACCAATTAAGGTCACTTCCTTTCCTTCCAATTTTTTAAATAACTGGTATAATTTTTTTGGTATCTCAAACCAAACATGATTATTTCCAATGAAGACTATTGCGTTTCCCATTTTAGTAGTGAACAAATCACCTACTTTTAATGTTTTGGATCTCTCCATTTCTCTTATGTAGTTTAGTGTTTTTGTGTCCAATATTGATTTGTAGAAATCAATATTTACATCGTATTGATATCTTTTCTCAATTAATTCAACTTGATTTGGAAACTCATACAATTGCTCAGAAGTCTCTCTTTCAGGATTTTCATGGTAAAGATAATTTTTATTCATCTTAACTCCATCTACGTGATTATCAAATATTTGATAGACCTCTCTGAAATTAGAGCAATACTTCTTTACCTCATAGAGGTACATTTCATTGAAGTATTTTTTAAAACTTTTCTGAACATCTACGATTATTAAAATATCATCTTTGAAACTCTCAAAGAGTTTTAACCTGCGCATTTGTTTTTTTAAATCTTCTTTTTTTTAACTAAAAAACTAATTATTGTAATTACGATGAGTGTAACCATAATGTGGCAAACTTTCATTTTCTCCACCCATTAAAGTTTTTCTCTTACCTTGAGCTTGTGATTGAGCCTGAGCTTGTGCCTGACCTTGAGCTTTAGATTGTCCTTGAGCTTGTGCCTGACCTTGAGCTTGTGCCTGACCTTGAGCTTTAGATTGTCCTTGAGCTTGTGCCTGACCTTGAGCTTGTGCCTGACCTTGAGCTTTAGATTGTCCTTGAGCTTGTGCCTGACCTTGAGCTTTAGATTGTCCTTGAGCTTGTGCCTGACCTTGAGATTGACCTTGAGATTGTCCTTGAGATTGTCCTTGAGCTTGTGCCTGACCTTGAGCTTTAGATTGTCCTTGAGCTTGTGCCTGACCTTGAGCTTGTCCTTGAGCTTGTGCCTGACCTTGAGCTTTAGATTGTCCTTGAGCTTGTGCCTGACCTTGAGCTTTAGATTGACCTTGATCTTTAGATTGTCCTTGAGCTTTAGATTTCACTTGAGCTTGTGCCTGAGCTTGAGTTTGTCCCTGAATTTGAACTTGCACTTGAGATCCCTTTTTATTGTTTTGTTGGATCTCAACCCCACCAACTAAAGCAGTAGCCGGAATCTTATCGACATCTATGCCGTGTAGAGTGGTATATCTGACCATATCTTCTGCTATGTCGATATCACCATGGAATTTTCTAATGTCTTTACCTGTGAATTGTTTCACTTTTTCCACATATGAATCGATTAGTGATTGTGGGACATCTACAGCAATTTTTACTCTGTAGACATCATCTACTTGCATAACTGATTCAGATAGTCTTTGAGATTGTTGATTTTTTGTTTTTGAGAACGGTTTAAAGGATTTAATGTATGTCATTATGTATATATTTTTTAGAAAAAATGAAAAGGTAACTATTTTGAAGAAATGAACAAATATGTTAAAATAAAATATGAAGCTATAAGAATAATAGTTATTTTTTTATATCTTCTAATTTCCCTTTCTTTATATTTGACAATTTCATTAGAATATTCTAGAGATTTATTACATATTTCTGATTTATTTGAATAATTATTTATTTGATCATTAAGTTTTTCAATTATTTGTTTATTGTATTTATCGAGATCTTCTAAAGAAGAAACTTTTATCTTAAAAAGTTTTTGAGTGTTTTCATACTCATTGAGTAAAAGGACATACCTATCATTTAAAGTATCATTTTCCGCCCTAAGATTTTTCAGAAGAGAATATAACTGCAATTTTTTAGAGACATCACATGCCTGGCTCATAGATATTATAATTCCGACAGTATCAGACCCGACTACATACCAAGTAGGAAATTTGTCCACATTGATTGTTTGAGACTTCGAAGACAGGGGTAAAATAAACAGTAAGCATATTGATATCGATGTTAATATTCTTTTCATTTAAGTAAAAGTGATTTTTTTAAAGAAATCATAATTTCTTTTTTAGGAACAGGAGTTGTGTCATTCTCTATTCTTTCTATATCTTTTTCAATGATTGATTTTCTTTCTAGTTTGGCGTTTAACTTAATTTTCAGTGTATTTATATTTCCCAAACTTATATTCAATTTTTTAGATATAGAATCTATATATTTTCTTTTTTTACCATCTTCAACCAAAAGAGAGTCGACTTGGTGACTTTCCCTGGTTAAAATTTTTTGTATAGAATCCTGTTTATATTTAAAATATTTGAGTCTGTCATCGTACTCTTTCATGGAGGGACTTTTATCCCCATCTGTATATTTGGGTAGATAAATAGTTAATAGTGAAAAAATGAAAATGCCAATTAGTAAAATACCTAAGTAGGTATATGCCCTTTTCGATAAGATAATTATTATTTTATTCATATTTTAAGAAATTTCCACTGTTACCGTGAGACCATTTGATTTTAATTTTGTGTAGGAATCATTTACAGTATCATGATCACCTCTTTTGACATCACATTTTCCATTAAAATGAACGATATTTGCGCACTGGTTAGCCTGTTCATATTCGTGCCCACAATATTTGATAAGGATCGATATCACATGATCAAATGAATTATGATCATCGTTATGTAACATCAACACATAGGGTTGTGATAGTTTAAAGTCTATTTGGGATTCTACTTCTTCTTTTACCATGATTTTTACTTAAGTTTTTTTAGATCAATTCATCTAAATTGTTTAGTTGACAAACCAATTTTTAATGTTCAACTTGCTTTTTTCTATCATATCATCCATTCTTCTTCTTTTATTGATTTCAATTATGGATGAATAATCTAAAATTTCTTTATAATCCACTCTTTTTAATATTTCTTCATATTTTTCCATTTTAGACTCGGGTAATATCCGCGGAGCATAATCTAAAACAATCTCTTTATAAGTGTATTTATCGAATACACTCGAGGCATTGACCAACGTCATGACAATATCATCATTTCCCGTATCGGCCGCATATCTTATATTCCCAGCTGAGGTTATATGTTTAACAAATGTGGTTATCTCTTTGATAGTTTCATGGTGATTAACTATGATATCCTTTCTATCCATGGCCTCTTGATAAGACTTAACTAACATATTTTTATTATCACCCACTTTCAATCCAATTTTTTCCTCGTTCGAATCTGATCTATGTTTATATCTAAAGAAAACACTTGACCCATAATTATTGTTACCATCAAAAATATTTGGCAAATGGGCCAAAAACTCATTACCATAATTATTGAGCTCAATTACGACTCTGAAATTCTCATAATTGAAATATTCAAAGCATAACAAATAAAATATTTCTGATAATTGTTTGACAGAAGCGAAATTACTTCTGAAAATTCCTATTTGTTTGAGACAAAAAAAATCAGACATCTCTGTATATGAGCTTCTTTGAATATCCATCAATTGATCTGATTTAGGAACTATTCTCATGATGTTTATTATTGAATAGTCCTGACCTAGTCCCTCGGATATATCTATCGATATGATACCATAAATTGATTTTCTTTCTTCTTCCTTAAAATCATCTGGATCGTTGACCCATGTGAGTCCATCGTATTGAAATTTCAATTTTTTTTCCATGCACTCTATGGGCCTATAGACATATTCTTTTTTAGATTCCAATAAACCTTCTATAATCGATTCACTTAAAAGAGATCTGGTAGCATTTATGAATCTGAGCCCATATTCTTGATTGAAAGCATCCTCTCCACCAATATCTCGGACAGCCTCCTCTTTCCATGTGGAAATATCGGATATGGCATGTATGGACATTTCTTTTCCCTCCCCCATATTCAATATCATAGATCTGATATCTTGATCTGAACATTTTTCGTTGTTGAATACATGAATTATGTCCTTACCCCTTTCTTTGTTATTTCTCAATTCAACCTTAGTTACAGATCCAAATTTGGAGTCTAATTCTTTATAGACATCTTCTTTACTTATATCATATTCAAAAAGTTTGGAAGCATTCAATTTCACATACGTGACAAATCTACCCGGTACCTGATACCAATAAATCCTCATGGACTTATAACTATTTTTTAATGGGTCCCCTTCCGATCTTTCAGCATCGGATAGTAATCTATAAAATAGATTCATACCATTTGGGGTCGATGTTATTATGATCTTAGAATTTTCTATTGCCGATACTGTCGGAAAGGCCGCCGTGTAATAAGGCTCTATTATATTTGATGGGATGTGTGCAAATTCATCCAGATATAAAAAATCAATTGTGAAACCAATAGCTGGGGTCTTACTTCGAGCAGAAGATTTTATCCTACATCCATTTTCGAATATGATAGATTGTTGATTCCAGTTCTTTATACCCACCTTTAGAAAAAAAGGCAATTGGATGTATATATTTTTTATCTTATCAATTATCTCAATAGTCGTTGCTCGTATGTTGGCCGATATCATAATATTCTTATCGTTATTGAAGGTTATGAAATGAAGCATGGCAATGGAAGCATTTATTGTCTTACCACATTGTCTACTGGCTGCCAAGATACTAAATCTATTTTCAGAATATAGTTTAAGTATTTCCCTTTGGTAGTCTCTTAGTTTTATATTTTGAACTGATCCATCTTCGGTTTTTATCTTACAGTACTTTTCAGCATAATAGAGTATATCTATTTTACATCTAATATATTCATTGATCTCAGTTTCACTCATTTTGAAACTGAGACCTGTTCTCCTTACACCAACCTCACCCTTAAACCATGGATTGAGTATTCTTTTGAGAATAACACCATCGTTTATTTTATTTGTCGTATCTGAGACTAATTGGGTCGTGAAGACAATTTGTCTTTGTTCCTCATCTGCAAAATTACGAATAGCCATCCATTATATATATGGATGTAATGGGGTCTATCTATGAACAATTTCCTTCCCATTCTCTAAAATATTTCAGATCATTCAAAAGATATTTGGAATGATCAGATCAAAGATGTCGCAAAAAGAAGATAAAAAAAAATCCCTAGAAGAAGAACTCAACCGTATTCAAAATGACAACCAAGATTTGGTCGTTAGTAATTATATTGCCCAAGAAGAAGATATCCCCGATTTTGGATCAATAGAGATCTACGACTACAACAAAGATGTTGAAGATTCCAATAAATCCGCAAAAGAACTCATGGAATCTTTATTCGAATTCTATTTCAAGGATGTGCCTGGCATAAAGGAAAATAAATATCTCATGAAAAAAATAGAAGAGGATGCTCTCGTTTATGCAGAATCAATATTTCTTCAAAAAATGACAAGGAGGAATTTTATAAAACAACTCAGTCAAGTCGATAGTGGATCTGATTCAGCTCGACACCATGAGGTCATAAACGATACTGTTTCCCAAATAAGAGATAATATAAAATTCTCACAGAGCCAAAGGACAGAGCTCGAGAAGTATTACAAGGAAATGAGAAAGGATTACGATGAGATGTTATCTCATGTGGATCCCGTCGAAACGGGGGATGGTGAAGATGGAGGAAAAATATACGATGCTCGGACCCTCAATGATATAATCGATAAGGCCATGAAATCAAGAATTTAAAGTGAACTGATTCCAATTCATTACTCTTTCATTCATTCCACTTATCCTCAATGGGACCTTTAAAAAAGTTACTTTCTGTAATTCATTATCGTTGATCTTATGGATCCAAAGAACAGGTGATTTTTTTTCCAGAATATCCTTCACTATCTCAACAATATTTTTTTCGGATTTGGATAGTGTATATTCAAGAAACTTATTCAAATTTGTGCCTATATCCAAAACATCCCTACTTGAATCATAGTAATGTATTTGGTCATATCTAGGCAAAGACACGTTGGTCATTATCCCATCTTTTATTTCGAATCCTATGAGGTGATCAATGATGATTGACATTTTTTTCTCCCTGATCTCACTCTCATCTGATGTCTTTAAATTTTCTGAAATTGTGAAGAATTTCTTTATTTTAAAACCAAAATTATTGGACTCTAATTGAAATTTATTTATAATCGTCGAGAAGTTCCTTTTATTTTGGGATGATAGTATAATATAGTTATCATCTTCTTTAGATATTGATGACATAATTTCATATTTTATCTCAATTTTCTTATCATCTATGACTCCCTTCTTATCGAATTCTGATAAATCGAATTCGATATCTTGCATATAAATTTTGTTTCTATCACAAATTCTCTTCAATTTTTCATAGAATTCTTCCGATGCCCAGTATCTGCCCGAGTGGGTATTTATTTCTCTGTTTGATCCCCTAAAGACCCCGCTTTTCAATATTTCAAAATCAGATAAATCTATCTTGGAGAGAACATGATCTGGATCATTCTTATCTACAATTCGAACACCTATGTCCAATATGGAAACGATTGCATTGAAATCTATGAAATTAGCTCTCATTTAAGTTTAGATAATTTTTTAATTTCATTAACATAAACTCGGTCACCACATCTGATGATGATATTGAATTTATGTATTTGATATCAACTTTTATTGTCTCACTCATTTTTTCTAATAAACTACCATCCCCCATTATGGCAATCTCACTATAATCACCTTCACTTAAAGGAATTATTGCAAAATGGAACCTATTGACGAATCCCTTTGAGTAAAACAATGGCCCCTCTAAATCTATTTTATATCCATCTCTGAGTACGATACCAGCTTCCTCTTGTAATTCTCTTGACATTGCTTCCTCAATGTTCTCACCCTCTTCGACACCACCTCCTACACATACAACATGTTGTTGATTACCATCTGCATATTTAAATGATGGTACATATTCCCTTCGTATTATGAATCTATTTTGCTCAATAAAATATGGGATACAAATTACACAATCATTGCTTTTGATTATAGGCCATTCTTCATATTTGAAAATCTCCATATCATTATCCTTGTATAGAGTATCTTCCTTTTTGGTATGTGAGTCTTTATCTGATTTAAGATTAGAGAATTTTCGCATTTTGTTTCTTTGTTAAAAATTTTTTTAGGCGATTATATACAAATATACACCTTTTGATCAATTTTTGATCTATTATGTTCAAAGTCTGATTCGATTTAAGAAAAATTTAAAAAAATTTAATTAAAGTTGATGAATCTGAGGGGGGTATATATCATAATGTTGCAGCTTTTTTAAACTCATTAATTCATTTTGAGTAATTCGGACTTCTTTTGCTTCCTTTTTTACCTTCTTTTTCGGCTTTTCTTTTTCTTCGAACAGCATTTGCTTTTTCCTTATCGGTCATTATTGCAGCCACTTTAAATTTTCTACATTTTGGATAAGCTCCCTTATGAGCATCTTTTCTTCCACAGGGAGGATGGGTTCCGTCTTTATTTGTTTTTGAGATATCTACCCATTTTTCATCAAACCATTTACGAAGATTTTCATTAAATTCATCAAAGTTTTCTATGGATTCATTAGATTCGACTGCCCACTTACCACCTTTACTTTTATATCTTTTGGCGGCTGCCCCACAGGCATATGCCGATGGCCAAACATCATATTTTCTTTTGGCCCAGGCTACGCAACTGTTCCATAGACGTTTGTCTTTAGGGACATTTTTCTCAACAAGTAGATAATATTGTTGATCGTATTGATCAAAAGATTCAAAAGTTTTAATATTCGCCATTATCTGATATATATCAAAAAAGAAAATTTAAAATACATAATGATAGCTGTTACTTTAATGGGTGGCCTGGGAAATCAACTTTTTGAGTATGCCTTTGCCCGCAGTTTATCGATAAAATACCAAAAAGACCTTAAAATTGATCTTTCTTTTTTGAAAAGAAAAGATTTGGGTCTAAATTTCGTTTACCGGAATTATGATTTAGATTTGTTTCACACAATTGAAGATTTTAAAATTGGATACGAAAGTTTCATCAGAATTGATGAAACTCATTTTCATTACTCACGAGACATTGTCGATTCAATATCTAATTTCTCATCGTCGAATTTAATACTTAATGGATATTGGCAATCACCAAAATACTTCCATGGATTTGAATCCGACATTAAATCAGAATTTCAATTTAAGAAAAAAATAGAAAATTCTAATGATGAATTGATTAAAAAAATGCATCAAAAAATACAAAATGAAAATTCAATTATGGTCAGTGTCAGGAGAACTGATTACTTAAATTCAAATTTTCATGCCTTAGTTGGGATCGATTACTTCGAATCTGCAATCGAAGAAATGAAATCTAAAGTCGACAATCCACATTTTTTCATTTTTTCGGATGACATACCATGGTGTCACCAAAATTTAAAAATAGATAATTCAATTTTTGTTGATCATTCGTATTCTGGGGAAAAATTCGGATATTATCTCCAGTTAATGTCTTCTTGCAAAAACTTCATTATACCAAATAGTACTTTTGCTTGGTGGTCGGCTTGGCTTTGTGAAAATGAAAACAAAATAATAATTTCACCTAAGAAATGGACAATTGATGATTCCATCGATACAACGGACCTGATCCCGAAATATTGGACAAATCATCTCTGGATTTGAAAAAATTACCAAAACTTACCTTTAAAAAAACATACATGTTAAGTAATTGCATAAAAATTTAGATCACTTGGGTGATTTTTGATTTGATATCCTTGCGTTTCTCGATACCTAGGGGAGATTAATAATATGATATATACATTACTCTTCATGGGCTTCCTTTAGGACCCACACAAACCCATAGGGGAATTAAAAAATATAACAAACAAATAGGGCAACGTTTGCCCGAATTTACGCTTGTGGACAACCCAACTATGGATGACAAACTCAGTAATGAGGTACTAAAAAGTAGTGGTTGGATGAAACAAGAAAATCAACGTGAAACGAACTGTATAAGTTTGTGTAACTTTGATTGAACGGTCAGGTATGACCCAGATAGGACATGAAATACCTGGATTTCCAGAATCTTTCGAAACCTCAAGATATCCAAATGAAAAATGGGCCAAGTGGCTTATATTTGTATATCATTACCTTTGTTAAGGGTCATCCTTGCATGTAATTACCTACACAACATTCAAAAACAAAAAAAAATACTCATCTCTATGTCAAAAAAACAAAAACTTTCCATCGCCATACTAGCTACAATTTCAACATTTTTGTTAGGTATTTTTGTAGTATCGTGTTCAAATGTGTCCAAGCCAGAATCCTCTTCACTGGACTCCACTCATGTGGACTCCACTCATGTGGACTCCACTCATGTGGATCCAACAAGTGTAGATTCTACTCTTGCAGATTCATTGCGATGAAAAAGATTGGATTTGTTCTATTTGCCAATTAAAAAATTAAATACAACTGGTGGATTGGAGGACTATTGGTCATCCCCTAAATTCCCATCATTTAGATGGGAATTTTTTTTTCATATAGTTCATATCATCACCTTACCGAACCACTAGCATTCTTTCACTGTGGAAAGATAACGGATTACGCATTATCTAAAGACTAATGTGCTTGAGATTCACAGAGTATGCTTCTTCGCAGAAGTCCGATTTGATCGCCACCTTTGTAGTGGCAAGTTCCTTACCATATATTTAAACTTTCTTTAAGA